GGCTGAGGAATTGACAGACCCTGAGATATTTGATAAGGTAGACTTGAGTATCAGGGCGAAGGATGTTTATAATAGGGTTATATTGGTAATGAACCCGAGTTACAAGAGTCATTGGATTTATAAGGACTTTGTAAAGAATAAGAGAAAGGATACGACTTATATCCACACGACTTACTTGGATAATAAGATAAATCTGAGTGAGTCGTTTGTGCAGGCTGCTGAGAAGACCAAGCGAGAGAATAGGGCTAGATATGACCACTTGTTCATGGGTACTTGGTTGGATGATGCTGAGGGGATGTTGTGGAACAGGGCTATCATTGGCAAGGCTAGGGTTGATGAAGCTCCGAACTTGAAAAGGATTGTGGTTGCACTTGATCCTGCGGTGACTGCGAACATGAATAGTGATGAGACGGGTATCATCGTTGTGGGGAAGTGTAAGGAAGGGTTTGGGTATGTGTTGGAGGATTTGAGTGGGAAGTACTCTCCGAATCATTGGGCGAAGATTGCAAACGATGCAGCGTTCAGGTGGAATGCGGATTGTATTGTGGCAGAGAAGAACCAGGGTGGAGACATGGTGGAGGCTGTGTTGAAGGCACAGGGGACAACCACGAGGATTAAGCTAGTTTCTGCTACCAAGGGTAAGTATGTGAGAGCAGAGCCTGTGTATTCGTTGTATGAGAAGGGTCAGGTGTACCATGTAGGGTCTTTCCCGTTGTTAGAGAGTCAGATGGTTACCTTTGATCCTGATAAGGGGAAATCTCCAGATAGAGTGGATGCGTTGGTATGGGGATTGACTGAGTTGATGGTCAAGAACCGAAGTAATGGGTTCGTATTGATAAAAGGAAAATTATTTAGGTAAAATTAGTACTTTTACAAAAAAGTGAGATATAGATGAATCTACTGAAAGCGTTTAGAACTAAGGATGCAGGTTTGCCTGTGGCTTTGCAATGGCAGTATATTAAGGGAGTATGGATGCCTTATGATGCAAAGGATGGTATTTACATTGATAAAGCGTATAAGGCTATCCCTGTTGTTCAGTCAGTAGTTTCTAAGATAGTAGAGAAGAGTGCGGATGCTGCTCCGATGTTGTATAAGATTAAGGACAAGCGGTTTGCAGAGAAGTATTACGCTAAGAGAAAGTATTTGAAGAGTAAGGAGAATGCTACTGAGTTAGCGAAGTTGAGGGTGAAAGCGTTTGAGTCTGTGGAATCGCATCCGTTCTTGCAGTTGATGGATATGCCCAACCCGACTAGTACGGGAAGACAGTTGAGAGAAGAAGTTGCAGGATATCTGTTGATTACGGGGAATGCGATTGTTTACGCTAGTGTACCTGGTGCAGGAGTGAGAGCGAAGCAGCCGATTGAGTTGTGGAGTGTTCCGAGTCCGACTGTGAAGCCTGTTATGTCAGGGGAAAGAACTCAGCCATTGGCAGGATATGCGATTACATATAACTTTGATAATGTTATACCGAATGAGCAGATAGCTCACTTTAAGTACTTCAACCCTGTGTCTGAGTGGCAAGGGTATGAGAGTACGTTTTGGGGATTGAGTCCGTTAAGGTCTAGTGTTAATATTATATCTCAGAAGAGATATGCTGATGTGGCCCAGGGGTCATTGTTTGCCAATATGGGCCCGAGTGGTATTGTGAGTGGTAATGCACGACACAGCGATCAGAGTGAGTTGACTGCTGAGCAGGCGGTTGCGATTAATGATTCTTTTAGACAGAATCACATGGGTGCCCACAACGCTGGAGACATTGTTGTGACTCCAAGTGACCTAAAGTGGGTGCAGATAGGCTTGAGTCCTGTGGACATGGGTATCTTGGACTTCAACGCAGACTTGGAGCGACAGATTGCGAACATCTACGGATATCCATCTCAGTTGTTGACTCCGCAAGGAACATTGGCGAATAGTGAGACAGGTGATACGAGAGTTATTACTAACTGCGTATTGCCATTGCTACGAAAGATGGATGATGTATGGACTAAGATGGTTCGTCAATGGTATGGCGATAACAGCTTGGTAGTAATGTCTGATACCGATGTGTATCCTGAATTGGAAGGCGATAAGAAGGAGTTGGTTCATTGGATGCGTCAGGCGATGGTATTCAGCCAGGATGAGATTAGAGAAGCACTAGGATACGGAACGATTGTAGATGAGACTCAGGTGTTGGTTCCTACGAACTATATGCCGTTGGCAGACATGAGAAGTGGGGACTTGGATGTTGATACTGTGCCGAGTGGTAGAAATGTACCGAGACAAGACCAAGACATCGAAGATGATGACGAAGACCAAGATTTTGACTAAGAACTTTGTACCCGTTGATGGGATAATAACTGTCAAGGCTCAGAGGTTGGGTGAGGAGTATAGCTGCTGGTGCAAGGCCGAGGATTATACATTCGAATTCAAGGAAGGAATGAGTACAAAGGATATTATAGAGCAGACTATAAAGCTGCTTTCTGTAATGCCATAACTAAATATAAACACGATGATATCAGAAGAAGAATTCTTGAAGGCAGAGATTGAATCTCTGAACCTAACGATGAACAATGAGCTATTTGTAGGCTTGGCTAAGAGTGTAGCTAACTACTGCAAGAAGTTTGATCCTAGTAGTGTAATTGACTACGGATGTGGCACAGGAGTGTATAGTGAGGTGATGCGACAGGAGGGATTTAACATCATGGCACTAGATGTGTTCAAGAGCCACAGAGACTACTGCAAGGAGCAGTATAGTGAGTTGAAGGTGATTGCTAGACCGAAGGCAGCAGAGATGATGTTGTTTATTGAGGTGGCGGAACACATGACCGACCAAGAGATTAAGAATGCGATTGATGTTATAGAGCCTGAAATGATATTGTTTAGCTCTACTCCAAATACTACTGCTAACGATGCAGAGTGGGGACACATTAACATCAAGCAGGAGGAGGAATGGATTGCATTCTGGAAGGTTCTAGGGTATAAGGTATTAGAGAAACCATCAACTCCTACGACATGGACTCTGATGCTAGAAAAAATTTAATCTACTTTATTTACTACGATGGCACATTAAACCATTTTCATGTATTGAACCTTAGGTTCTTGCAAGAATATTGGAATGTGTTTGATGGTCAGAGGATAGTTAAGATAGCCGTAAAGGGCAACTATTCTTTGGCACCTATTGTGGATATGCTGCCGAAAGATTGTGAGTATCGAGTAGTGCAGAACGATGCTAAGTTTGGAGAGTGTACTCACTTCTTAGACTCATTGGTAGAGATTAATGGTGGCATGACATTCTACGCACATTGCAAGGGAGTTACTAGACCGCAATGGTCTGGATTAAACATTTGGATTACACATCTGTATCGAAAGAATCTGACTACACCTCCTGTATTGGGAGATAAGATGTTTGCAGGTGTTTGTGCTAAGCTATTGCCGTGTCCTCCGTATGTTCCTTATCCGTTTCACTATTCGGGATCATTCTATTGGTTTGCTACTGATAAAGTTAAGGCAAGACTAAAAAATATGAAGTTGACCCTAGACAAGTACTTGACTGAGCAGTTCCCAGGTATTATGGCAAATAAGGATGAATGTATCTTTGGATTTGGAAGCTCAGATGTAAATCATAACTTCTACGAGGAGAGAACTTGGAGATATTTAAGATGAAAGTAATTTATTCGGTCTTGTTCGGAGACTACGATGATGTCAGTCCTGCCCCTAAGTTTGAGGGGTGGGATTTTGTGTTATTTACCGATAATGCAGGGCTAAAGGTTGATGGATGGCAGATAAGAGTGGTGGATGGCATTACAGATAGACAGAAGGAGGCTAGGAAGTACAAGCTTCTATCACATTTGTATCTAAGCGAATACGATTTGGTCTGCTATGCCGATGCGAATATTTCCTTTGTACATGAGCCACCTAGTTTCCCGATATGGTTTAAGACTCGTGCCCATGTAGATGTGTACACTAGAGCGAAGGAGTTGGTGAACGAAGGAAAGGTAAATGAGGATCAGGTCAAGAGGCAGTTTAGGTATTACTTGGAGAGTAGGTACAAGGACAAGGCAGGATTGCTGGAGACTAACTTTTTTGTCCGTTCAAATCGAGATGCATTGCAGAATAGGCTTATGGATGGTGTTTGGCACATCGTACAGAACTACACAAGTAGGGATGAGTTAGCGTTTCCCTATGCTATGCATTGGTGTATGTTAAGTCCTGAGAATATAAAGCCACACAATGTTATGGCAACCTTTGTTACAATAAATAAGCACAAAGGAAAGTTTGAAGTTAAGAAGAGCGTTCAGGTGCATCACATAAGTCCTGGCAGGTCAGACAAGAACATTGGGAAGGCAATTAACGATTTGATTCGTGGCCTACCTGACGATGATTGGATTTGCCTACGAGACATTGATACGCTACCGATGTATCACGAGAAGATATATCAGCAATGTGAGGAGATAGCACAGAGAGGAGACTTTGACTTGATTGGATGCATGACAAATCGGCTAGGGTTGCACTATCAGCTGGTAGGAGGACAAAAGTCAGATGACTCTGATATTATGAATCACAGAAAGATTGCAGTTGACTTATACAACGAGCATGGAAGCAATGTGATGTTCTTTAACCAAGTTATTGGAGGGCTCTTTATGCTGTTTAGCAAGAAGACATGGGTGCAGGTCGGAGGATTCCCTGAAGGAGGCATTCAGATTAATGGACATTTCTTTGACTATCATTTCTGCAAGAAGATAATGCAGCACAGACTACGGATTGGTATCGCTAAAGGTATATACTTGTTCCACTATTATAGATTTGAGAGTGGTCAAGATACTAGACGGAATATTAGTCATCTTCTATGAGTTTGTATGTTTGATAGTTTTTTTCAATCTTTGTGTATGAATGAGGATTTAGATTTCGAATCTATCGAACAAAAAAGCTATTCAGATTATCCTGAGGCAGTTAGAAATAATGCTAAGAGGGTTCTTAAATATGTTGAGGAGAACGGATGGGGGCCATGTGGCACAGATGTTGGAAAGCAGAGAGCAAATCAGCTTGCAAAAGGCGAGCCTGTATCAGTAGATACAATCAAGAGAATGTATAGCTATCTAAGTAGACATGAGGTTGATTTACAATCTTCTAGCTCTTACGATGATGGCTGCGGTCTATTGATGTACGATGCATGGGGTGGAAAAGCTGCACTATCGTGGAGCAGGAGTAAACTGAGAGAATTAGGAGAAATAAAAGAACAGAGCAATATGGGTTTTCTAACTAAAGGTATTAACCAAGGATTTCAAGATGCCGACATGAAGCAAGGTGTTGTTTCAGGTTATTTTGCAATGTTTGGTAACAAGGACTTGGATGGTGATGTCATCGAGAGAGGAGCATTTGCTAAAACTATCCAAGAGCGTGGGCCTAATGGTAAGAAGCTTATCAAGTATTTGCTAGATCACGACTCTAAGAAGTCTGTTGCTCTTATCACAAACCTAGAGGAGGATATGAAGGGTTTGAGATATGAGGCGAAGATTGGTACTCATAGCTTGGGTGTTGACTTTATGAAGATGGTAGAGTCAGGACTTATTAACCAGCATAGCTTTGGATTCTCTGTACCTAAAGACAAGCAGTACTTTGATGGAACTAAGAAAGCTAATGTCATTAAGGAAGTTATCATGTACGAAGGATCAGCAGTACAATTCTTGGGAGCGAATCCTGAGACCACATTCATTGACTTGAAGTCCGAATCAGATGCGTTTGAATACCTTGACAGACTAGAGAAGTTTGTAAGGACTTCTGACGCAACTGATGAGACACTTGTCAAACTAGAAGAAAGACTTAAATCACTTTACGAAGTTCTAAAGCCGAAAGAAATCACTTTAGAAGAGGTTAAAGCCGATTTGGATAGTAATAAATTAATTGAATCACTTAAATCTACATTTAGAAATCATGGCAGAATTGCAAATTAAAGAGGTTCAGGATTTTCTAGCCGAAGAGCTACAAACCCTGAAGAAAAACTTCTCTACTGAAAGAGAAAAAGATGTTGTTGGATTTGACGCAAAAGTTAAAGACGCAATGGACAAGCTTACTGCTGATATGCAGGCTAAGCACGCTGACATCCAGAAGGAAATGGACAAGGCACTTGCAGATATGACTGAGAAGTCTGCTGCTAAAGTTGAGCGTAAGAACTTCGGATGGTCTTTGCATGAGACTTTGAAGTCTAACCACGCTGAGATGGTTAAGAATGTGAAGTCTGGTAAGGGCATGGAATTGACCATGAAGGATTTCAACTATTCTGACTTCACTGGTTATGAGCCTTTCGTAACTGACTTCAGAGATCCAATCTTGTTGCCTTACGAGTCATTCCACTACAGAAATGTACTTCCTGGTGGAACAATGTCTGGTGAATTCGTTAAGTATCCTAAAGAAACTGCTACTACTGGTGGAGCAAACACTTGGGCATACGGAGACGGTTCTAAGCCTGAGATTGAGCCTAAGATGACTACCTACCAGGCTGATGCCGAGTGGATTGCAGGTCTTATCAAAGGAGTTCCAATTTCTATGATTGAAGATTTGGCTTGGATGACTGCTTTCTTGCAGAACAAAGGTCGTGCTGAATTGTTGAAGAAGGAAGATACCTTCATCCAAGGTTTGCTTCTTGATGCTGCTAACTCTGAGAACTACAACGGTTCTAAGACTGTAAGCATCGAAATCTTGATTGATGCTGCTTTGCGTCAGTTGAAGAACAACCTTCACACTCCAACTGGAATCGTT